TAGAAAAAGCGGGTGAAATCATTTTGAAAATCTCTGCGTTGTCCACTTCCTTGGCCCACAGACCCAACATGAAAGCGATCACCATTGCCAATACTGAGATACAAAGGGTTGCGCTGACCATGATTGTTACCCACAGCGTCAGCTTTTCTTTCACCTCGATCTGTGGAGGTTTTCGTGTCGGTTTCTTTGTCATGCGTATCTGTCAAAATGTCTTGTGCTATTAAAGATTTCTAACTGAATAGTGTTTTGCCTGGCTCGCTTGTTGTACAACTCAATCTCAAGTGCGTCAACCGCTTTGTTTATTTTCTCAGCCTCAACCGCTAGCTTGTATTCATACTCTAAACGCTCGGCTCGCTTCTCAGCGGCTATGGCCTTTACATCGTATGGAGTTGGAAAAACAAATGGATACCATTTGCGTAGCTGAATCATTTTTTTTCACGCTCAACCGCCCTCGCATAAAAATAAAGAATCTTTCCACGCAATTCTGAACTATCCGCAGCGCCCGCCCACATCGCCAAATTGTTCCAAATCGCAAGCAATTGGTCAGGTGTGCATGAGTCGCCATTTGTGTTCAGCCATTCAGACAAACGCAAATGACGCTCTGTTGGATTACCTAACCAACTCAATCCATAAAAGTCTGCTATCACGCATTTCTGTTGAGCCATAGCGAACACACAAGCCGCCATCAGCCCAACAAGAAACCACCTCATTTTGTCCAATGATGGCTAAAGTACCCCATAAGAGTAGAAATAGCCGACACAAAGGTCATGCCCATCCAAAAGCCACCACGACCCTTGTTAGCCAACTCAATCAGAGTTTCAAGTTGGGTTTCCATTTTGTCAATCTTGGCTTCCATTGATTCAACTTTTTGCCAAAGTACACCATACTTAACCAAATCAATGTCAGACATATCAGGCTTTCTGAATGAATGCCAATGAATAGTAAAGCGGCAAGTTTGTGCCACCAGAACCCGCTACGTTAGACGTAAAGCCACCCGTGTTACCAACAGCGTAGGTGCTACCAGAACCCACCACAAAGCGATCACGCAAGTCGGGTGTGCCGTTAGAGCCATTGCACAAATAATAGCCTGTTGGAATAGCACCGATTGATCCTGACCACATGATGATGCCGCCAGATGGGATTGGGTTTGTGCTTGCGCTTGTTCCCAAAATTCCATATAGGTTGTCGTATGTGGCAATCTGAACATTGTCAGAGTCGGTCAAAATGAACTTGTATGAATAACCTTCAGTCAACCAAATCTCTTGTGGAGGGCGACCGCTTGTCCCCAATTGAATAGGGTTGGTGTTGGCAATCGTACCCGTAGCGGTTGTGTAAGTCGCTAATGGTGTGCTTGAACCCGCTTGGTAGGTATAGATGTAACCACCATTGAGGGGAATGCCTGTGTTGGTAAAGAATTGGAAACCGTTACCAATAGGGGAAAGATTGACTGCCATGTTTAGTCCTTAGTTAAGCCGCCATAAGGATTCACAGCTTCTTTTGCAAATCCTTCTTTGTTTAGTTTACCCATCCATGATTTACCCAAAGACATAGCGGGTATGGATGCACCACCCGTCATAGTGGCTAGTTTTGTTTCAACACCCGTTGCAACACCTTGTTTAACCAATTCAGCCAACATTCCACTCAATGAATTTGAATAGTTAAATGTGCCTGTTTTGGGCATTCCAACTTTACTAGAAAGCGCTGTCAGTTCCAACAAATCTTTGTAACCTTCAGGGCCAAGAGATTCTTGCAAACGACCTCGATTGTCTTGAATGTAGTTTGCCAACATTTTAGGATTTAAGTCGGGAATGTCAGTAGCTAAACCCGCTTTACGCATAACATTTCTCAACTCACCCGCTGTAATTGCTTGCAATGCTTGAGGATCGTTTGCCAACTCAGCTTTCATTCTGCGGATAGATTCTGGCGTTCCTTTGGTGACAAACTTTTCATGGAACTTTTCCGCATTAAGACTTTCGCCCTGTGCTGTTAAATCATCCAATGTGCTTGCCTCTTTTACAGCGGCTTTGTAAGCGGGGTTTGATTTAATAACGTCCATACGTTCTTTGTTTAAAGAACGTGCTTTGTCGGCAAGATTTTTAAGTTGAACAGCTTGTGGACTGCCACCTTCTTCACCAAAAATGGGTAACTTTTCAAGTTGGTCACGAACAATGTAAGCTGCGGCCCTCGCATTGCCATTAGAATTTGAACGCATTTCATTGGCTAGGTTGGTGCGTAAAGCCTCATAAGCCTCAAAAGTTGGGTTGCTGTAAAAATCTTTTAAGTCACTTGAAATTGAATCTGACAAGTGGTTTGTTTTAAGATTTTTATTCAATTCAGTTTTGATGCCTTTGTCAAGCGTTTGAATGTCAATAGGGAACTGACCGCCATTTGCATCTTCCAAAGCCTTGTAAGCCTCAGAAATAGCTGACTTGCGAATTTGATCTTTGGCAGACAAAGCATTGATTTGCAATTGACCAATAGAACTTGGGTCAAATTCGTTAATATCAGGCGCATTGCGTCTAATTGAGTTTTCAAATGCAGATTTAAACTGTTTGGGTTGTTCATTAAAATGATTGCCCAACGTTTCAGTTTCGCCACGTTTGTTCCACTCTTGAGCATAAAGACTTGTGTCACCTGTACGTTGACCACGGCTTAAATTAACACCGTGTTTTTCTTCAAGACTTCTGGTTTCCAAAGCGGGCAAATCAACAGCCTTTGCATTCTTTGATTGAATGTAAGTTTGCAATTCAGGCGATGATTGAGCAAGTGCCGCATCAATGTTGCCTCGTAACACGTTTTCAGGCATAGCAGCAGCAGCGCCCGCACTTTGCATCCCACCTTTGGCTTGAAATTGCTGTTGCATTTGGGCGGGTGCGCCTGTGCGAATCTCATTGCCCCATTGACTAAGAGTTTCAGCGCCTCTGACCAAAGGTTTGGCGGCAATAGCCAATGGTTTTGACAAGACTGCGGGGGCGGCAATCGTTGCCGTTCCCATCATGTTCTGAACGTCAGGAAGTGGCAAACCTGTTTTTTGGGCAATCCACTCAGCACCTTTATTGATATTTTCACCAATAAAGTTCATCAATTTTTGTGATGCTTCATTTTTGTAAGCGGGAGTTTCTGTAACGCCCAAAGTCTTACCAAATGGTTTTTCTAATGCGCTTGTAACAGCTTGACCATATTGTTGTGCTTTTTCAGGCGTAGTAAATGGACGGGATGCGGCTTGAACCACTTGGCCCGCCATAGGCAAAACACCGCCAATGGTAGTGTCAGCCAATGATGCAACACTAGCACCAAAGTCACGCCCCATTTGCCCATACATTTCCCGTGATTTTTGCAAATTGATAATTGCTTGATCAGTTTTGTTTTTTGCTGTTGACTTGTCAGTTTTAGCGCCTTTGAAAGCATCTTGAACTGCTGCGCCAATTGAATCCACGTTGAAGTCATCAGTTTGTGGCTGTGAAGTCATGGGTGTTGCACCCATACGTTTCATTTCTTTTTCAAGCGAAACTAAATTGCGGGCAGCAGTAGGATCACCAGAGGCTGCAAGTTTGCTTTCCCTGTCGTATTCAAATTGCAATATCTTTAAAGATTCTTGCTCACGAAACGATGGGGTTTTTACGGGAGGCGCTGATTTGCGACCAAAGGCAGAACTAACCGCACTATTGATTGAATCAACGTCAAAATCATCAACAGCAGCCATTATTGCCCCTTAACAAGAGTACCCATGAACTTAATTTTATTCAACAGATTTTTGTAACCCGTTGAGTCAGGGCCGCCAACGGCATTGACAACTTCTTTTATGCCATCTTTGTCATTGTTCTTCATTGCATCATAAAGACGAATGGCATTTACGTCAGCAATTTGACCCCATTTATTTTGAAAATCTCTTGCTGCAAATGGGTCTTTTGTTTTAGCAAATTCGTTTTCAACACCTTGGTTGAACAAACTTGTTGCAGTTGACAAAGCACGATTGACACGGGCGGTTTGTTTGATAGCGGGGGCTGTCCAATCGGTTGTTCCCGCAATCTGACCCGCAATTTGGTTAGCCGCATCAGTACCGCTTAGACCAGAAGATTTTGCCAATTCCGCTGTTTGAAGCGCCATGTAATGACCAAGCTGTTGCAAGTTGGTTGCGTTGTCACCACCAAAAGGCAATGCGGCATAACCACCCGTCAAATTGGCAATAGCGCCCGCACCTTTACCTGAAATCACATCATCAGCAATTTTAATAATTTGGTTGCTGTTAAATTGTTGATTAGGAACATTGGCGGCAGAAGCATTTGCCCTTGTGCGAATAGCTTGAGCATCACGCAATGTGTCTGCGTTCTCGCCTGCTCGCATCCTTGCGGGCGCATTAGCGGGCATTACAGGCGCTTGTGGTGCGTTCACTTGCGGTTGTGGCATACCACCGCCCTGTTGAGGCATTGCGCCTTGCTGTGGCGCTTGTGGTGCGCCTTGTGTCCCTGCGGGAATTGTGACCTCGCCCAACAATTTTCCAAATTTATCATATTGATAAGCCGTTGGGTTATTGTTTTGGTCAGTTCTTCCAGTTGGCACAAACTGAGCGCCTGGCGACATTGTCAACGGCTCTGATCTACCCGTCATTTGAATGTTAGGCATTTGCCCTGTTGGGCTCATTGGCGTAGTCAATGTTTCTTTTAATTGACTACCAGTATTTGTCAAACCAACTTTAGGTGCAAATTCAGCACGTTGTTGTGGAATAGACAACAAAGATGCAGATTCAGCAAGTAAGTCTTTTGTAATGTGTGCGCCTGGCTCTGCTTGTTTTAGCAAATCAATTCTTGCATTGATCATTCGATGCAGTCCAGAATTATCTGGATTATTTGTTATTGCACCTTGATATGCTTTGATCACTTGTTTTGGATCGTTAACACCCATCAAACCTAATGAATGATCAATATTTCCAATAATGTTTCGTTCAGTTTGGGTTAAATCTTGTTTTGCTTTGTCAGCATCAGTTTGGCTTTTGTGCAATCCACTTAGTGAACTGATCACATCAGAGCCTGTCAACGGTGCAATCTTTGGAATAAATTTGTTAATTTTGTCCATGTCAATGCGACCGTTTGTCTGCCAATTTTCAGGGTTGCTCATCGCTTCCTGAAGTCGCAAACGCTCATCATTTTTTTGCTTTAAAACTTGATTTTCAATCTGAGCCTTTTCCAAGGCCAAAGGATTCATTTGCTGTGCTTGTTGGAATTGTTGCATTCCAGAAGCCATGTTCACCATATCAGCAAGGCTTGAACCTTGTGGTTTGGCGTAATTTACATTCATTGAAAAGTCAGCCATGATTTATCCTTATGTCGCTTTAATCATAGAGCCAAGCAAAGCTGTGTTGCCAAGGTTGCTTAACGCTGTTGCATTGTTTGCGCCTGTTGCCACAGAATTTCCCGCCAATGCCGCAGCAGTTCCTGTTGCAAGGTTGGCTGAATTCAAACCATACACGTTTGCGGCATTTACGCCTGTTGCAGCATTTTGTGTAAGGTTGCCGCCATAAGTGTTGGAAGCGCCTGTCAGGTTGTTTCCATATTGGTTGTAAGCGCCTTGCATTTGGTTGGCATTGTTAACCATGTTGCCCGCATAGTTGGTTGAACCACTTGTCAAATTGCTACCATATTGGTTATAGGCATTTTGCAATTGACCAAGGTTAGAGGACAACACGTTATTCAAGTTGTTGACAACGCCTGATGTATTAGAACCGTAAGCATTACCCGCATTCAACAAGTTGCCTGCATTGGTTGTAAGGTTGCCACCAAGATTAGATGACAACGAACCCATGTTAGAGCCGTATGTGTTGCCAAGGCTTGCCAATTGACCACCAGATGTTGTGCCAATGTTAGCCATGCCTGCCAATGTGGAATAGATGTTTTGGCGTTGTGTGTTGAAGTTGTTAAACGCATTCTGATACGCACCCGCTGCATAGTTCTGCGTGTAGTCTTGCAAGCCTCTCAAAGCATTACCGCCCAAGCTACCACCACCCATGTTGGCGGCACGTTGGTTAGCCATTTGTCCTTGTTGCAATTGGAATGCGTAATTAGGGGCTAACTGTTCATTCAGATCAGAAGCGCCAAACTGACGGGTTAAATAACCTTGGTTGTCAATTAAACCTTGTGCGCCCGCTGCACCAACATCTTGATAAGGTTGTTGGAATCCAACTTGTTGGTTGTACACATCACCCATTTTTCCAAGGGTTGTGTTGTAATTTGCATTTAAAGCATTTGCATTAGCCGCAGATTGGTCTTTTTGACCTTGATAGGTGCTTCCTAACAAACCCAATTGCGTTGTTGCATTTGTATTAATGCCTTGATTGGCAGCGTTGTAAGCCGCTACTTGACCCGCCAATGTGTTATTTAAATTGGTGTTTAAATTTTGATAATTGTTGGCTAAGTTTGTGCCTGTTGTGTTGTAAACGCCCGCTTGAGCATTCAACGCATTGTTTAAATTTGTATTCAGGTTTTGGTAGTTATTACCCAAAGCTGTGGTGTTAGCCGTGTTCAGGTTTTGTGCGTTGGTGTAAGCGTTGTTTAGCGCTGTGTTTGCCGTTGCACTACCTTGTGTAATAGCATCTCTTGCGTTATCAATACCTGATTGATTTGCAATATTTCCTGTAATGTTTCCAAGAGCATTTAATGCCAATCCTGTTGCGGGATCAATCAATGTTTTAGCAGCAGCCGCAGTAGTTACTGGATTGATTGCATTAGCCGCAGCCGTAGTTAAAGCCGCACCCGATCCAAGAACTTCAGGCGCAGCCGCAACAGTCGAACCCAATGAAGCAATTGCTTCAGGAGTCATTGCGCTTGTCATGAAAGAATTTGCAGCAGCATTAGTTCCAAATTCAGGAAGCAAACCACCCGCTAAATCAGCTTCAGCCGCAAGACTTGCTAAAGTTGATCCACCCGCCTCAGTTGCAGCAGCGCCCAATGTTGTGCCTGCGGGTGCGCCACTTAGCAACCCCTCGGTAACGCCTGGGATGCCAAATGCCGCTGCCGCTAACGCTAAACCAGTCAGAATGTTTTTCTTGTCGCTAGTGTCTTTACTCCATGAAGAAATAATAGGCTTGCCATCAGCATCCTTTTTAAGTTCATAGATAGTGCCACCACCGCCTGTGTAGGTAGAGCCAAAACGTCTGTTTGTGCCTGTTGCATCAGCTTGGTTTAGGTCTGTAACGCCTTCATTTAAAAGATGGCGTGACATATCCAAAATGACTTGTTCAGCCGCAGTTGGGGGATGACCCAACAGTTTTGTGGCTTCATCGTAGTTAAAACCTATGCTTTCGCCTTTAGTGTTGAACACACCACCTTTGATTGCATTTGGATCAATTGAACCCGCCACTTGCTTAGACAAAGCCAAAAGCTGATCACGGTCATAAGTTTTACCTTGTTAATCAGTAACTTTACTCATATTGGCGTTGCCCGCATTGCTAACAAAGTTGCCAACAAGTGAATTTATTAGGTTGTCCATAATTTAGGCTCTCTCAAACATTGTAGTAAGGCACTTTGTACGTCTGCCCATTTACTGTGACATTCATAAATCCAACAGGGTTAGCGGGAAGCGTTGCCGATCCTGTTGTGGCTGTATCAGAAGAACTGAAATTCAACAAGTTAATGAAAAACTGTTGCCATGATCGTGTTGGACGATTAGTCGCCCCATCCAAAAACGGTGATTGTGGATAGGGATTGACTTGCTGTGTGCTTGAAAGTCCAGAAGTAGCCATCAGTTTTCTGCCCCTTGCATTTTTAGGTTTGCTGAAATGATGACGAAATTCACAGGGTCTGTCACCGACACTTCAAAGATTCGGTCACGGGCCATGCCCAATCTACGCCAAATTGCACGATTTGTGTACTTGCCCAATTGACCAACGCTTGTCCAATGTTCGTTTGACCACGTTGATCCACCATCATTTGACCATCTAAGCATGGCTTGTGGGTTATCAGTTGTTGTCAAAATTACTGGTTGTTGAGTCGCCAAAATGTATGTTTTTTCAGCCTCAATTGTTAAAGTCGCACTTTCAGTAATTGTGTAATTATCGCCCAAATAAATGGTGTTTGTATTGTCAACTTGTATAGCGCCTGAAGTGCCTGTCGTTCCCACGCCTGGCTGAAACTGAATCTGCAATTCATCAAAGTATTGACGCTGAAATTCAGTCACCAAATGAGGCGCTCTACGCAATCTGCGGATGTTCTGACCATCGTCTGTGTAGTTGGTTTTGTCCAACTCATACAGCTTGCCATTTTCATAGTCACCAACTATGACTAGACCTTGAAACACCGCACAGCAATTGCCACGGTGACGCTGATATTCATTTTGATCTGTTGTGTAAAGCCATTTGTGCCACATTTGGGTGGTTGCATCAAATGCCCATGTCAATTCTAAAGATGGGAATGTGACAACATAAACCTCATGACCTTCAAGTTGGTATGTCCACGCCACAGCGTCACCAATGTATTGATTTGCCAATGTGTTTTCAACAGCGTGAGTGGAAATTCTCTGAGGCACATAACCTTGCATTTGCATGATCTGCGCTTGACCACGGTTGTTGCGTGAAACATACGCAAACGAATTGCCAAGGCGATACAAAGAGAAAGGCGCAGCAATACCGTGTTGGGTTGATGTGCCTGGGATTCTCTGAAACGGGAACGGCACAGTTCCAACGTCTGTCCAAACCTCTGACGAAATCTCACCCATCAGATAAACTTCTCGATGGTCAACAATCAAAGCAACCAAATCGTCAGGCGCACCGTCTTTTAGTGAGTAGCTAGTTGGGGGTGAAATAGGCGACAAAAGGTCACTAGCGCCCCATTGCTGAGTCTTTGGGTTGTTATAGACAAAGTAATTGTCAATAATGTCCACGGTGTTTGCACCGCTAAACGCACCATCAGTAGATGGCAAAACAGAGAAGTTCAAACCATACATGGTTTCACCAGTTCCAACGGTGCTTGCCACGCTCAATGTGTAAGTTCCCGCACCGCCTGTTCCTGTACCCAAAGCAGTAATGATTGTGCCAAGGGTTACATTAACGCCACTAATGGTTTGACCAACGTGCAAAGTGCCAGATGTAACTGAAGAAACAGTCATTGTTGTTCCCGCAATCGTTGCAGTTACAACAGCACCCACAGCAGCGGTATTCATGGTTTCTGCCGCTACGGTCTGACTTCTGTTGATTGTGTATGTACCAACACCGCCTGTTCCTGTGCCAAGCGCAGTAATAACGGTTTCTTCCAACACATCAATGCCAAACAAAGACTGTCCAACAGCAATCGTGCCACTAGAAATGCTCGTCACGGTCAATGTTGTGCCACTTGTTGAGCCATAGAACACGGCAGAAGCAGGGCTTGAGATATACCATGTGTAACGATACGCACCGTCCACAATATAAACATTGATGCCGTTGTCTGTTATGCGAACAATTCCTGTACTGGAATTAAGTTGACCAATCACAGAGGGGACAAGGTTGGCTGTCAGCGCATAAACGTATGAACCACAAACAGCAATTAATTGCTCACCACCTGACACGGTGTGAAGCCCACGCACCTCTTGCATATTTGGCAAAAGGGCTTTGAGGGTAAGGCCAGGCGTTGGGTACAACGCAATCACCCCACGTTCACCCTGTTGTTTTACAGGATCAATCTCAGGGAAAAAGTTAATGCACTCTTGAGCATCTTGGTAAATGCTAGGTGCTTCATACGATGAACCAACAAAACCGAAATCTGGCATGGTAGTTCCTTAAATAAAGCCGCCCGTGAGAATCCATCCCGCATCTTTAGCTTTGCCCGTCAGCAACGCATCAGGATAACGTGCCACCGCTAGAGGGGCCATGTTCGTGCGTTTCAAAGTAGCTTTAGCTTGACCCGCAAACGTCTGAATCATCGTTATTTGCGTTGCAGAGGCTTTGCCATACATGGGCATTAAACGCTCTGCCAAACACCACCTGAGAGCCATTGAGTAGCCTTGTGGTAGCGCCAAATCCTCATACATGGATTCATAACGGCTGAACAAAGTATTTGCAAACAAGTGCAATTCACCTTGTGATGGGCTAGGCCAAATAAACAAGTTGCCTGAGTCAGAACCCGCATTGAAATAAACCGCTTTAGGCCACGGGCCGTTTAGCGTTTTCAATCCAATCATTTCATAGTCTTGCAAAGCAAGAACAGACATTGGGTAATCCAAACCACCGCCTGTGATCGGCTGACCATTTGATGTGGTGTTTACTCGCACAAAAGCTGAATCGATGTTCAAAGGCTTTTGGTAGTAAGCAGTTATGGTTGTGGAGGCAACAGTTTGGTTAATGTTGACTTGGTAAGTACCCGTTTCATTGATGTTACCGCCCGCACCAGTCAAAAACTGTGTGATCTTAGTTCCCGCTGTAATGCCTGTGCCACTCAACGTTTGACCTTGAGCCAAAGCACCTGAATTGATGCCTGTAACGGTCAAAATATTGCCATCAATTGAGCCTGTAAAAGAAGCGCCAATAAAGTTAGGAGTGGATGGGTTAGGGCCAATTGTGTATTGGGTCTGACCAGAAATAACAGGGCAAATGATCTCTGTGACATTGAAAACCATCATGTTTTCGTTTGACCATTGGTCAATCATGTCATTGAGCATTTCAAACGCATCTTTTGCTGCGTCTGGTGTAGGAGTTTCACCCGCTTCTAATGCACCAATGTCTTTTAGCGCTCTGCTAACAATGTCATAAGGCACAGCCATAGTGATTCCTTAACTTAATCGAAATGTGGGCGGCTTCCACGGCAAAGCAATTTCTTGCTGTTTTTTTACCGATTCTAGTTGCTCAAGTAATCTTGATTTTATGCTACTTACACCGTCTTGGGTAGTGCCTTCATCAATCCAATTTGCAACCATTTGCTCAGTCACTTGTGACGTTGGAATAGTTGCTTTTGTAGGGTCAAAATCCCAATATCCTTCAGTTTCAATTCTGAGATCATCTTCAATCAATGAAACATGATATTTGGCTTGAAAAATAGCTTTTTCGTCACCTTTTAACTCTGAAATTTTCCAAACGTATCTCATTTGATTATTGCTGTTGATGTTTGTCGGTCAAGGGTTAACGTACCCTCACAGGCTATATTCCAATCAATACCATCTGTTTCGTCACAAACTGGAACATCAATTTTGATGTGTTTGACTAGGTATTCTTTACCATCCTCAAACACACGCCAAACGTGTTCCATTGAACCACGACCTTCTTGACCTCTGCTTTTGTTAAAGCGAATCAAAAACTTGCTCATACAATCTCAGCCGCAGGCGCTTGACAAGACTTTTGTGGGGCTTGAATTACAGTTAAATTGAAGTGAACAAATTTAAAAGGTTTTTCTGATGCGCTACGGGAAAACGAATGAGCCATCCAAGCATTAGTAAAAATCATCAATCCCGCTTTAGGCGTAAAGTTAATCATGCCACTTGCAGCGGTTGCTTTATTTGCATCTTGTTCTGGCAAACTTATTTGAACTTTTGCTGATCTTGGATCATGGAAAACTGCTTTAGAGCAATCTTCTGGGGTTTCTAAGAAATAAAAACCAACTATTTGTGAGCCAAAACCATGAACGTGTTGATCCATTGCCGAATGTTTGTAATGCTCTTGTGTCCACATTTCTGTAAAAGCAACAGCTTTGTCTTGCATGGCGTAACCTTGTTCATTCAAGATGTTCCATGCAGTTGCACCAACAAACTCACTAAACTCACTTAATCTAGGGTCAGCGTAATAGTTACCCGACATATAAACGGGGTAAATTTCATCAAGATTTCTTTTGTGTCGTTCTGCTTCTAAATTTTCTTCTGATACTTTGTTGACTATTTCTAAAAAATCAGGACGTTCAATTAAATATATTGGACTTGGAAAATGAAAAGCTACTTGTAATTGAGTGTTTTGCACTACTTCAGCTACTGATTCAGCAGCTTTGCAAATCTTTTTTTTTGACTTAGAAGTGGCAATTTTTTCCATGAATGATCCTTTAAGCTGTTATTTCTACCCAATCTGGGGGGTCACCCTCTAGCTTATATGATTTACCGTTGTCTGGGTATTGAGGAATTTCATACCATGATGATGTTGTACCTAACCAAACGTAATTTTTACCGTCAGTTGGATATGGGATAGGTGCAACATAGCAACAATTATCAACGTCAAATATCCAATCTACAAAATTTGAGTATCTAACACTATTTTTCCAAATATCTTTGACAGACTGTTGTTTTGCTGCAATTTCTTCTTGGCTCATGTTACGCAATGCCCAAACATCTTTCCAAACACCATCAACTTTTTCATAAGTTGGTGTATTTGAATCTAATATTTGATAAACGCTAGGTTTAGGACATTCAACACGAACAAAAGGTTGCCAATTGCTAGGTATTTCACCAAATGCTTCTAAAATATTTTCTTCAAAAGCGGGATGGTTTTTAGGTGTGTCGTTTTCAATTTCAATGTAAAGATTCATTGCCATTCCTGTAAGTTAAGGCGAACCAGTATTAGTTGATGGGAATGAACGTGAACAGCCAGGCCAGATAATTCGGACAGCGCCCGCACCACCCGCACCACCGTTAGTTGCAGAACTACCGTTCCATCGTGAACCACCACCACCACCGCCATAAGCGCCACCCGCACCGCCCGCACACGATGATCCATTACTACCCGCAGAACCACCGCTACCGCCACCGCCTGGGTTAACGCAACCGCCAAACGCACCGTTTGAACCTTGTCCCGATAATCCTACGCCACCACCACCGTCAGCGCCTGTTGAAGAATAAGGGCATCCACGGGCAGAACCACCGCCACCACCACCGCCTGAACCACCACTTCCAGAACAGTTAGAAGCGCCATTGCCACCGTTCCCAGAATAACCCGCAGCACCACCTCCACCACCACCAATGTGAGTGCCACCCGCATAACCAGAGCCTGGGCTACCACCACAACCACCGTTGCCATTAGTGCCTGAACCGCCTGACGCAGAACCCGCATTTGCTATGACAGAACACACAAATTTGGATTGAGAACCATTAATTGTGACTGTGTAGCTATTGCCAGGGACAACCGTAATGTTGTTGCCATAAGACAGACCACCACCACCACCACCATAACCACCCCTTGCACCATAGAAGCAACCTGGGCAGTTATACGAACTGCCACCATCGCCACCTTTACCAACAGCGACAACAGAAACCTTGGTTACGCCCGCAGGGGCAACCCATGAATAAGTGCCATTGCCAGAATAGGTTTGCGAACCAGAGGCCGCATTAGTTGTGATGCTATTAGAAGCGCTACTGTTTGCACTATTACCAATTGCGTTGGTTGCATAAACAACAAATGTGTAGCTTGTTGCGGGGCTTAAACCAGAAACTGTAATTGTTCCTGAACCCGCTTGGCTGAGTGTTCCTGTTATTGAGCCAGGCGTGGAAACAGCCGTGTATGACGTAATGGTTGCACCACCATTACTTGATGGGGCTGTGTAAGAAACAGTCGCAGTTGTTGATCCAGTAGCAGTCGCAGTTCCAATGGTAGGCGCACCAGGAACAGTCGTAAACTGCCTTTGATTTGCAAATACGGATGTTAATGCGCCACTCATGTCAATGCACTTCCGCTAATTAACCAAGTTGTTGAAGTTAGTTTTAAAGCGGTTGCAGACCCATATTGAGCCAATGTTCTTGTGCCTGTTGTACCGTCTTTAGCCAAATACATTGTGTCAGTTGTAATTGCAATACTAATTGAGGTTGCTGACATATTAACAAACGTCACAGCAGTTCCAATTGGATATGCAACAGAACTGTTTGCGGGAATTGTGTACGTTGCCGCACCCGCACCAGAGGCATGGTAAATGTGTTTTCCCGCATCACCAAGCACAAGTGTGTAGCTTCCTGTTTGAGCATTTTGTGGAAGATTGATATAACCAACTCCATTTGTGCCGTCAACGGTGCTACCACTCAAAACCAATGTTGGTGTGCCAGAAAAGGAAAGTGTGCCACTACCATTTGTTTGTAAAACTTGACCGCTTGTGCCATCAGCAGCAGGCAAAGTAAAAGTGGTTGTGGAAGCCGTATTCGGCCCTGCCAAATTTACCGCACCGCCTAATGTCGCTTGAAAAGTTAACTGTCCCATGATTTTCCTTTATGGTGCAATGATTAGCTGATTGGCGGTCAAAGCGCCTGTGCTTGGGTTGTATTTGAGTTTGGTTGAACTGACATATTCTGTTGCCAAATTACCAGTCGTTTGGTTTGCAAACAACAAATAACGTGTTGCATTAGTTGTAGTGTCATCAGTCACCGTTGCATAGGCTGTTGGTGTTGACCACACAGCGGGAGAACCCGCACCCGCAGACGTTAACACTTGACCACTAGAACCCACAGAGCCGTTAGCCGACACAGTAGATGTGGCTGACAAAGTGGTAAACGCACCCGCTAATGGGGTTGTTCCACCAATTGCCATGTTGTTCATTGTTCCCGCTGTGGCGGGGTTGACTGTCAGCGTTCCTGTGCCTGTCGGTGAAATCTGAATCGTTGCATTGGCGGGATTCATGTTGAATGCGCCATCAAGCGTCAGATTCACACCACCACCACCGCCCCATTGCAACACAGAAGTGCCACCGTTAGTTCGCAAAGCACCACCGCCAGAGCCTGAAGCATCTAGGTATGAACCAACAAACTTTGTGCTTGCTGTGATTGTTGTGCCTGTGATTGTGTTGGCAGTCGTTCCACCAATGGCGGGAGGGCTTGACAGATCAAGCGTTCCACCAAGAGTCAAATTGCCTGAACTTGTCACAGTACCCGACAAACTGATGCCTGAAACAGTACCCGTACCGCTTACCGATGTAACTGTTCCTGTGTAGTCAGCACTCCAAGCGGGTACGCCTGAAGCCAAACGCAAGACATAACCGTCAGTTCCCGCAGCCAACAATGTGGTTGTGCCACTTGAAGTTTGATAAGGAAGCGAACCCGTTGCGCCACCCGCAATGTTTGTGGCAGTTGTAGCGCTTGTGGCTGTGGCTGCATTGCCACCAATGGACAAACTTGTTGCTGTGCCTGTCAGACCCGTTCCCGCACCCGTAAATTGAGTGTTAGCTGTGATTGTCGTGCCTGTTACAGCCGATGCTGTTGTGCCACCTATTGTCGTTCCATTGATAGCGCCACCCGTGATTGCCACATTGGATGCCGCTTGAGTGGACATAGTTCCCAAGCCTGAAACTTGAGTGTTTGCAATTGCAATGTCAGTAGCCGCCAACACAGTCAATTGACCTTGTGCGTTGACTGTTGCTGTCAGAGTTTTTGAGGCTGAACCATAGGCCGCAGCAGTTACACCCGTGTTTGTAATGCTAAAAACATAGTCAGTAAGGGTCAAGCCCGTTCCCGCTGTGTATGTTGCCGCTACTGAGAAATTTGACCAAGTAATTGCAGTTGTGCCAATCGTACCGCCTGGCTGAACCGTACAGTACCAAGCCGAACCCGCCAAAGTGCTTCCTGTTTCAATAAAACAAATTGCGCTTATCAGTTCATTCCATGTGTCAGCGTCAGGCGCTCTTGACCATGCCGTAGCAGAAGCCAAATAAATGCCGTTTTGTGCGGGTGCGCTTTGGCTTTTAACCAAAACTCGATCACCCGCTACCACTGTCACACCATCAATTGTCTGCAATCCTGACAACGTGATATTTGTGGTTGTGCCACAAAGAACAGGCTGTTTCCATGAAATGCCTGTTGCAAAGTAATCAAGATATGTCTTGTTAACAACATCATTTCCGCTTACAGGGGCTGTTGAAACTGTTGCAGTCGTAAAAGCCGCAGACGATGGTGTTGTTGCGCCAATAGTTGTGCTATTGATCGTGCTGTTTGTAATGTTTAGACCAGATTGACTTGGGCTAATCGTTGCATAAAACGGTTGACCTTGACCAATAAAAGTCTGGAATGTGCCATCAACAGCAAAATAAGCCTGAACAGGCAATAAATTCTGAACGTCTGAGTTTGATGGGCTTGTCATAGGTTATGCACCGTGAATGATTGCGTAATTGATCACAACTGCTTCAGACAACGTGCCACCTGAAATGTTGCGTAGTGTGATGCTGACTTCACCCGTACTCAAAGCGTTGGCAAACACGTTGTATGAGCCAGGCGTTGCTTGACCGCCAGAAATTGTCAAAACTACACAATCATTTGCGCCAATCAATGAGTTATTCAATGTGAAAGTTGCGTTGGTTGCAGTAGTCAATGAAGCGTTGTTCATTGTGATGCGACCCGCAGACTTGTTCAATGTAACCGCAGTTGATTTGCTTGTAGCTTGGGTAACTGTGCCTTGAGCCGCTGCGCTGTAACCAATTTCGTTGGAAGCATAGACGTTTGTGCCAGTCACAGCCGCAGGGGTTGTGCCACCAATTACAGAGTTGTCAATGGTTGCGCCAGTAATTGTGTCGTTGGTCAAGGGAGGGCTGAAGTAAGCCCCACCTGGCCCAACCAAACCCACGCAAACGCCCGCTGAATTGAACTCAGCTTGCACAGGGACAAGATTTGTAGATGATGTGTATGCAACAGAATTAGCGCTTGACATGGGTTTTTTCCTTTAGCTTTGATCGCCAACGGGGGTAACATAAACGATTGATGGGCCTGAACCCGAACCGATCATGCGGACATAGTAAGGACTTGCGGGGACTGCCAAGACAATTGGAACTGTCATAGTGGCGGGCAACACAAAGTTCCCTGTGGTTGAACCGCTTACGGGCAAAACAGCAGCGCCCACGTTAGCATCGCCAATGCTCACAGCAACATAGGTTGAACCCGTGTTGATGAAAGAGGCATAGTTAACTTGGTCATTGGTGCTTGCCACAATCGGTATAGCAATGGTAGAAGTTGCAGTCACCGAAATGGCGACCGTAACTCCAACTGGGCGTAAGACTGTGGTATTTGACATGATTAAACAGCGTTTGAATCAAGTGGCAAATATTCAGGACGATTCACAACCACGGTGTAAGTACCCGCAGCAGCAGAAGCGCTAGAGCCTGTTGCATTTGTGAACTGAACAATCAGAGTGTCAGCGGCAGAAACGTAAGCATTGGCAATGCCAACACCAGTTGTTTGAGCAGCGGGGAGGGACACTTGAACTGCGTCACCGACCTTGAGGCCAGCGATTGTGACAGTCTTAGATGCGCCAGAGGAGGCAACGGTTGTGGCTGTAAAAGTCACACCCATAACGAATGCGTTGGAGATGTTTCCACGCAGAATGGTCGTTTGGAGAGCCATGATGATTCCTTCAGAGAATGATTAAATTGTAACGCCAAATAAAGAAAAAGCCACCCCTTTTAAGAGTGGCTTCTTCTCACATCACATCAGGATTTAGCTGAATGTGCTGAAGTCGTAGCCATAGACATAAACGTCCATTGTGGCGGCTGCGCCTTGTGCTGTACCAACATTCAAATACAGGTTTTGGCCTGATTGAGTGGCGGTAGAAGCAACGGTGCGTTGTGACACAACAGTTGAGCCTGTCAAAGCTGACAAAGCGGCATTTGCAACAATTGCAGTACCACCAGCGCTAGGGGCTGTAAACAGACCCGCAGCGGCAGTTGTCAAAGAAATTGATGCGTTAGTGAAAACCACATTGCTAACAGAGTAGTTTGTGGAGTTGTTGATTGCGATAACAGCTTGATCGCCAGTGCCGTTGACGTTCACGCCAGTAGCAACACCCAACAAGCGGATTGCTTGGTTAGATGCCAAATTACTTGGGTGAATCGTTGTGGTACTTGCTGGTCCTGGATTGCTCATGATAATTCCTTAAATTTAGTTTAGAACGGGAGGGTCTTTAACCCTCCCTAGATCATTAGGCTGCTACTCGGCAAGCCAATTCAGGGTAGAGCGGGGCCCAACCATAAAGAACGTCCAAACGTGTAGGAATGGAGTCATTATTTATCGTATATTGCCTCACCACACGCATGGAAAGTCCAATTTCCTTATCGCTTGCACGACCAGCAAAATGCACGCCTTCTGGCAATTCCAGATCGGCTACTGCCAATGTGAAAGCATTGCGGTGCATGATGATGTTTTGTGGGGAAACAGTACCAGTCTTGTTGAAGAAACTCACAGCGGCAGTAGATGCAGTTGTGGGGATCGACACGTTTTGGAACTGACCAGCTGTGATAACAGCGGGGCTAACCACAACAGACAAAGTGCCATCAGTACCAGTCACAGCTTGTTTCACAACAAAGTTGCGCAACTTGTTAGTGCCGTATGCTTGACGGTTTTGTGGGTTGACTGCGTACACGCCAGCGATCTGGAATGTGTCACCAGCGTTGAGAGCAACAGTACCAGTTGCAGTCAAAGTGATGGTGCTTGAAGAAGCCCAACCAGAAGTCAGGAAACCAGAAGCGGTTGTGGTGTTGACAGTAGCAGTACCCGCAAATGAGCCAAAAGTTTGGCTTACAACGTTCTGATCCATCTTCCAGTTCATGCCTGCTGAGTCACGGCCCATCAAGCCCTTACGGTATTGCTCACCGATAGCTTCTTGAGGAACGAACAAACCCTTCAAGCTGTCAACAATAGTTGCTGATGTGAAAGGCTCAACGATACATGAACGACGACCGTCACGGGGTGCGCCTTCAGAGTCAAGGTAAGCGCCCGCTGTCAGGTATGTGATCAAACCAGTTGGGGGTGTGCCCGCTGTACCAACGATGTTGGCAGTTTGCAAGGTAGCCATAGCCATACCATCACGGTCAATCTTGTTGGCGATTGCTGCAATAGCGGGCTTCAGAACACGGTCAGAGAACATATCCAAAGATAATGCTAAATCCTGGGTTGTAAATTGTGTGTCCACATGGAATTGTGTTGACAAAGTTACAGGCACAGAAGTTTCATTGAAATCTTCAACGTTCAGAGCAGGGCCAGTTGTACCGATGAAACGGCCTGGTTTGCGTACATTGACTGTGTTACCAATCTTTGCACCGACAACAGCGAACTGGTCATCATAGTTACGGTCAACTTCGCTTGTGAAAGTCAACTCATTCTCCAAGACCATCA